GACGGAAAACGATGTGCTTGACCCCACCTATTTCCATGTCTTTCTTGGTATTGCCGACAAACAGCAAATCTCCCTGATAGACTCCTGTTGCAGGAAGAACGGCTGGCAAGTATTCCAAGCAAGCAGAGAGTTTGCTTGAAAGGTCTTGGTTGTCTCCGTGGTTTTCCTTGATGTCCTTCTGCGAAAAGTTGATCTTTGGGTTCTTGGATGTGGTTGCGTGCTTCAGGGCAACGAAGAACTTGCCGTTTGAGGGGTGTTTTCCTGCGACAATGGCGGGTGCGCCATCCCACTTGGTCGTGATCACCATCTTGGCAGGAGGGGTCTTGCTAGCCAAGGACTTGACGATGTTCGTCAGGAGCAGCATGGAATTTGATATTCCGTTGTCCAAGTCCTTGAACATCAAATCTTCGATATGCTCAAGATGCTGTGTCTCCACCGCCTCGTTCAGAGGGCAGGAAGGGGCATATGGAAGACTTGAAAAATTGGCTATCATCCCCGTATTTAGCCCAGTCACATCCTCAATAATAAAGAAACAACCCCCTGCTAGCGGGGGTTGTCGGACCAAAGATGCTATCTTTGGTGGGGTTGTTTGTATTTATCAACCTATGACCGTAGGCTCTTCGTAGTTGTCAAACAGACTCGCTTCGACTTCCTTGCGGTTTCTGTAGACTCCGAGAATGTTTGTCTTGAGTATGAAAAACAGGCACTTTCCCTCATGCTTCGTGGCGTGTTCCCAATACTGGCAGATGACTTCCTCGGCGTTTGCCACGGGGAAGTCCTCTGGCTTACGCGCCCATGAGAACGACACCCCATCACCCTTGACGGGGCTGTCCGAAAAGAGCGTGTCGCCTACAGCGTATACCTTGCCAACGAACACAGGCGACTCACCGCTCAAGATGATCTTGTCCCGCATCTCCTTGTCGGTGTGCTGCTTGAAGACTTCTTCCGTTACTTCTACGATGATGTGACTTGGACTCGGTATCAGCATATCAATCTCCTTTGGGTTAGTGTATGTAGTAGGACGATCAGGATTCGAACCTGCGCCAGAGAGGTATAAACTCTCCTGGGCCAACCAAAGACCCCCTCGTCCCATCTGTCAGGTTCTTCTGCGAACCTTTAGTTCCTTCTTCAAAGCCTTCTCAAGATTTGCAAACTCTGCTTGACCTTCGGCACCAATGTAGTATAGACCGCATTTTGGATTCACGCATTGAAACACAGGAGTGCAGAACACGATGTTTGCCCGAACCAATGGTTCAGTCCGAATGTCCTGACTCCCCCCTACTTCGTAGAGGTGATCCCTGTATGCACGAATGGTGGCACAACCACATTCCTTGCAGACAGGACAGGGCTTCTCAATTGCATTTGACTTTTGTCTTCTTGCTTGAGCAATGCCCTCTAGAATCGATTTCCAGATAATTCGAACGCTGCCTATCATCATCGTGACCCAATCTGTAGTTTACTTCCTCGGTCAGGTGAGAGAGTTCCATGCCTTCACGGACGCAGAGTTCCGACAGAATCTGCCTTGCCTTTTCCTGCGCTTCCTCAACCGAACAAGCCTCAATCGGAATGTCAATGTGCAATCGGTATGACATGGTGTGAATCTTACCCTGTATATTGGTCTCCGTCAAGACCAGTCATCGAAGTTTCTCCCTGAAAACTTCTTGTCCATTCGCTGTCTGAAGGTCTTGAAGCCCTGTTCTGCTCCATCTGGCATCTCTGGCGAGTCATCGCTGTCCCCATCGCCCATCTTTGAAATTCCCTTCTGTGCGGCAGCATCAAGATCGAACAACTTCATCTTGCTGCGATCAACACCGATTACGAATCTGCGGTAGACTGACGGGTCACCATAACGATTCTTCAACTGCTTGACCATGAGTTGCCCTAGTTCCTCAAGTTCTTCGGTGGAGATCAGGGCAACCATGAAGTCAGCGGTCGCAGGGAGACCGAAGGACTCGCTAGTGTTCGTGAGTTCGACATCGCTGTTGGCAAATCCTTCGCGGTTTGTCTGTGTTGCCGTGAAGATGGGGACATCATACTTGACTGCCATGCCACGCAGTTCCTCCGCAATCGCCTTCACATAGGTGTAGGAGTTGACATTGGAGTTCGCCTTGAAGCGGCTTGATGCACAGATGTTCAGGTAGTCAATGAACACGACATCGGGCTTGAAGTTCTTCTTGAGGCGCAGTTCGTCAAGGAGTGCTTCAAAGTGCATCGCATTCGCTGTCGCGGTCGGATACTCCTTGATGATCAACTTGGAGGAGGTCGAAGACATGATGCGCTGCATCTTGCGCGTGTAGATGTCCTTCGGCAACTTCCTCAAGTCATCCATCGTGATGTCCATCAGGTTGGCATCGATGCGCTCCGCGATCCGCTCCTCTGCCATCTCGCAAGTGATGTATAGGACATTGTTTCCCGTGATCAGGCAGTTCGCTGCATGATGGCACATGAACAGGCTCTTGCCCACGCCCGTACCGGCGAGGATGACATTCAGCGTCTTGCTAGGAACGCCACCCTGCGTGATCTTGTTCATGTAGTCCAAGTCAAACGGCATCTTCCGTTCGATCTTGTGGTAGAAGTCGAACCGCTCGTTGTAGTCATCGATGAAGTCGTGACCGACATGGGCATCGAAGGAAACCGCAAGGGCGTTGGAAAGAATCTCGGGGATTGCGTTCTGCGTCTTGTTGCCCTTGCCATCGATGATCTGGATCGACTCCATGATGGCGTTGTAGACAGCCTTGTCTCGGCAAAACTTCTCGGTAGCGTCAATCAGCCACTTGGTGTCAGGCTTGTCGAAATCCGCGAGTTGACCAAGCAGTTCCTTGCCCTGCTTGAACTCCTCTTCCGACACCCCATCCCGATTGGAGAGATCAATGGTGATCGTTTCAACCGTGGGGGACTTGTTGTACTTGGTCACGAATCCCGCGATGGTTTCGTAAACCACGCGCTCCGTGCGATCCATGAAGTACTCGGGCTTCAGAAATGGCAAAGTCCTCCGCGCATATTCTTCATCGTGAATAAGCGAACGGAGGACTAGTGCTTCAATACGGTCGTTTGGCATTCAGGAGATTATAGCAGGGATTCCTCTCCTGTCAAACATGAACTAGCCAAAGTGTTCTTTTGCCTTGCTTGGATTGGCTAAACCATATGCTGCTGAAGTAGATGAATACATCACTTCCAATAGTCGTAAATACCCTTCTGAACTTCATACTTCTTCCATAGGTATTGGTCGCGCCGTGGCTGCTTCTGCGCCCATTCCCACATTTTTTCAAGTCCCTCTCGCAATGAAGTCTTGCTGTCATCAAATTTCAATATCGTCTTTGCCTTTTCATGGGACACCCAAGCATCCTTGACTTCATGTCTAGCGGGGAGATACTTGATATCCGTGCCGCCCACTACTTCAGACAATACCTGTGCGGCTTCGTTGATCGTGTATTCCTTCAAGCCGCCAAGATTTATGATCTGCTTAGATGCTTCTGCCAATACGGCCGCTCTCCACAAGTATTCAACGCAATCATCAATGTAACTGAATGCCCGTTTCTGCATCCCATCCCCGTATATGGCAAATGGCTGATTGTTGAGTTTCTTGTGCATCCAAATTCCAATAACATTTCTGTACTTGTCCCATATGTTTTGCTTTGCCCCATACACATTATGTGGTCGAATGATGCACCAATCCATATCATGCTGCTCACCCGCGATCTGTATATCCATCTCGCAGGCAAACTTTGCAACACCATATGGGTCGATTGGATTTGGTCTATAGGTCTCTACAAATGGTGGTTCCGCTGATCCATATACAGCCATACTGCTAGTGAATACTAATCGGCGTACCCCATGCTCTATACAGTTGTTTACTATGTTTGTTGTAGATATCAGATTGTTCCTATAGTTGAAGGAACGAATGAATGGACTCAATCCCTCTGCTGCATATGCAGCAAAGTGAAAGACATAATCAAACTTATGCTGTTCAAAGATGCGATTGAGAGAAGGATCGCTTGACAATTCAAGTCGGTGAAAGATGACCTTCGGATTTACATTCTCAATGTATCCACCGGACAAGTCATCTATCCCAACAACTTCACACAAATTGTTGTCACACAGATAGTCAGCCAATCTTGAGCCAAGTAGTCCCGCTACTCCTGTAATCAATACTTTAGCCATGTCATTATCCTTTCATCATAAACTGTCTATGTTGTTCCTATACCACTTTTCGTTGGGATAGAAGTCGGGGGTGTGCGCTCCATCCCTCATCTGTATGGGTCTTCCGTACAAAGAAACCGCTGATGGTTTCTTGGAATCGTGAGGAGCCTCTGGTTGGTATTTATTGGCGAAGATCCAGTCTGCATTGAACTTTGCGTACTTGCTGCCCGAATTCTTTTTCATGTTCTCGGCGTTTTTGTCCGAAGAGTCAATATGATTGATCAGCCTATCTGTTCCGAAAACGCGCATAGTCCTCTGTTTTGCTACCTCCCAACGCCATAGCCAATCTCCATCCTCTTCACCAATAGCAAGCAATCGTTCATCAAAGTATCCAACATCAAACAAGTCTTGACGATAAAGCGAGAAATGGGAGAATGAATAGTTTATCCTAAAGGACTCATCACCCAATGCTGCATTGTGCTTCAGCATCTCTTCATAGTGATTGAAGAAGCCATCTATCAGAGTAACATCATCATTTAGATTCAGGCAATATGGGGTGCTTGTGTAATTGAAACAAGTGTTCCACATATGGGAACATCCTCTGAATATAGGGGACATGATCAAATAGGTTCTTGGACATTCTGCTGCAAACTTCAGAATAGAAGACCGATAGTTTTGGTCAAAGTCTTTCTTGTGCTGCCCGTTGACGAAGATTACCTTATCCACATTCGGACGATTCTTGCAAATAGAAGCAAGCAACGGTTTGAAATACTGATCAAACCGATGAACAAAGGTCTGTATAGTTACGCTGTAGGATGTCATTTCTTGAACTTTGCTACGCAGTCGTAGATGTAATCAGAGCATACAGCATGGAAGCCATGTTGATTGTATTCTGCTACCGATTCTTTTGATAGGAGAGGAATGATGCATTTGTCCATCATTGGATTGGTTAGATCATGTGACCAAATGTAGCCATTGCTGGTCAGCGTATAGCGATCCGACTCATGGCAGAAGTAGTTGGTTTTAGGACAGTTACGCATGAGCCATATAAGAGCATCATACTCCTTCACATGAATCCACAAGTAATACCAACGCTTGCGAATCCATTCAGCGGTTACGGGATGATCGGGGGTATCATGCCCCAAGTGTGGAATCCCTTCCTTCACACGCAAGTCAATTTCGCAATGAAATCCCTTTGCCAAGGATTCTTCTATGTACGATGGAGTGTTTTCTCGTTCTGAAATGACTCCATCCAAGTTGCCACGGTGAGAGATGAAAATCACTTTGCCCCCTTGTGGTACGCCTTCCAGTAGTCATAGCAAGCAAGCAACTGTGTTTCGTTCTTGGCCTGTGTTCCCTTTAGGATTGTTGCCCACGCCTCAAAGTTCTCAACCTCTTCAGGCGTACCAAACACCGTGACAAATGGTGTGTCGTAGTAGCCTACCTTCAACCCGTCTTGTACCAACAGATTGTAGACAAGAGTCACATAGAACTCACCGTTGTACTGAATACCTCGCTCCATCGCTAGGTCAAAGTACTTCTTGATGTAAGAACCCTTGCTGAAGTAATAGACACCTGTAGATGCGTGTTCATTCATTGGGTTGTCGGTGTAGCAAGCCTTCTCCTTGATCTCCTCAAGAACACCATTTGCGCCCTTGACAAATGCCATCTTCGTGTGCGCGAGCGTGTGCGGGTGGAAGCCTGTGTGCGTGAGGACACAGCCATCAAACTTCCCGTCATGCATCTTCATTTCAAAGTTATTGCGATCCCACAGGTGTGGATTGTCGCAGTAAGAGATGACAACTTCTTGATCATCCCCGATCAAGTCATAGACAGTCTTTACGGTATAGACTGGACCCAACTTGTGCTGTGGCATGGAAATCACGGTAGACTTAGATACAAGCGATTCAAGAATTTCCTGCATATCGGTCGTTGCAAGGTGTACATCATTGCAGATGAAGATGAACTCATCATTCTCTCTGTCAAACATATCAAGGATGTAGTCTATGATCCGCTTGCCGTTGACTTTGATCAATGGCTTCGGATCTGCATACCCCTTCTCTACAAAACGATTGCCTGTGCCTGCCATAGGAATCACGATCTTCATGTCAAAGCCTTCCTGTACTTTTCCGATGTCATCTCATTCAGCCCCTCAACCTCATTCTTGTCCAAGAAGTTTGGCGTGAGACAGGCTGCTGCCAATAGACCAAGTATGTAGTTGTTGACAGAGCGCATCTCATCGGGAAAAACAGCAGCATCGGGAAAAAGAGGACCACTTGCCACAATCTGTTCCTCAAGGTCTACGAAAGATTCAACATGATTCGCAAGCCATCTCTTGCAACGGTTGTTGATTCTTTCCGTTGTTTCAAACGCTTCCTGTGCATTGTTGGAGCAAACGATCAGTCCATGATTTTCAAGAAACAGTATGTCGCTTGAGATGTTGTCTGCTAGTTTGTTGGCTAGGTTCATACCTGGTCTGTTGTATTCAACAAACTCATAGGTCAAATCATGGAAGATCGTCTTGATCGTTGCCCGTGCTTCCTTACTACACAGTATGGAGTTCAAGTGTATAGGATGCGTGTGAACAATCACTCGCTTTGATAGAAGTGCATGGAACCCTGTTTCCATAGACGGTCTGTTGTGATCTTTTGAAGATGCCTTGATATAGTCGGTATATTCATTTTCGTCTGTAAAGGACGGGAACTCTCCCTCAAAATCACAAACGGTAAACCCATGATGAAGATTGACATCTCCCATCTTGACACCCGAAGACTTCACTATCAAACCGTTCTGCGACTTGACCGATATGTTTCCTCCTGCACCTTGAACTAGAGAAGGATCAAGGGAGAGCCACTTGCAAAGACTCATGAACTCTGTCACAGAATCATAGAAGTTCTTTACCTTCTCCATCAACTCTACACCCTTGCCGTTTACGGAAACATAGTCAAAGGATATGGTAGCATCCCTATTCTTCGTAAACTTGACAACCACATCGGCTCGTTGTCTTTGGGGTGCGATGAACAAGTCTTCGTCTTTCTTCCTGCGCCTGATGGTTTCCAGTACTTGACTTTCAGTATAGCCTCTTCTCTTGATGTCTCGTCTGATCTTCCACTCGGTCTTCAGGCTCTCATCGGTATCGACAAATACAGAAAGGGTTGCAAGTTCTCTAGTTGGTGTGTGGTACAGCGCATGAAGTCCCTCGTATATGATGAACTCCTTTGGCTCCATTCGCACAGGAGCATCCCAAGTTCCCGTGTCATGGTTGTAATGCTGTCTCTGTATTACCTTGCCTGACAACAAAGCAACGATATCATCGTGACCCCGCTCAAGATCATTCTGTGCAGGATCCAAGTGCGTTTTCGTCTTCCAAATAGGATTGATTCTTTCCCACTTGTGTAGATCATCGCCACTCAAGCAAAGAGACTTGGTGTTTCCAAGGATCAACTGCACAAGAGTAGATATCGTTGTCTTTCCCACTCCTGAACTTCCAGAGATACAAATCAAATTTGTCATATCATTCTCGCAATATTGAGGATGTCGTTCAAGGATTCCTTGATATCTTCAAATGCTGCCTTCTTTCCATCCATAGATGTGGAAGGACCAACGCAATGGATATCAATGTAGTTGTTTGTCTTGAGTCTATCTTCGTTATATCATCTCCGCTAGTTCTAGAGTTTTCATCATAGCAGTTTCCTGTTCCTTATACCCCTCTAGCACTCTAGGTGGTCCATCTTCAGCCCATCTCTTTCCTTTCCAACAATGAAGATCAACATACCCCTTGTTCTTAAGGCGATTTGGATCGTAGATGTAATCTGTTCCCGTCCATTGAGGCATCCATCTTCCATTCTGATCTGCAAGTCTCCCGTGCCAAGAGATGTGCTGATGGGTCGAATCGTATTGCTTGCTGTGAAAATGAGAGAAAGAGCCTCGCTTGTAGCCAAAGAAAACCCTCTCTGAGGTGTACATCTCTTCAGCAAGCCAGTTAGTACCGTGTATTTCCTTCACCTGTCCATCCCACTTCCCACTCATTCCGTATCTGCTAGAGTCTATAATTTCTCTCAGAGTATCGGAAAAGTTGTTGCTTGGAAAGAACAGTTGGCCCATCAATCTACCTTTTGCTATATGGTAATTTGCAGGGAGATCATAACCACCTGTGGTACATCCACCCCTCTTTAGAAAAAGAGGAACTCCTTTTTCGTCAACACAATTAAATGGTCTGAGTCCATGATTCTGCGCTGGAGAAGAGTGATTGAGATGGCAATATGCTGTATCTGAAACTTCCGACAGCCCATCAAGAAAATGGTTGGTCTGCAACGGCAAGAGATCTATGTCACCGATCATCCAAGTCTTGTCGGGGTCAGTCGATGGAAAAAAGAATTTGTAAAACTGCAACTGAATAATAGGAGGCAATGTTTCGTCAAACGGAATCTCATGAACAGTTCCGTGTTCTTCAGACATTCCGCATTGCTTCTTTGACCCACCAAACAACAAGCAAATAGGCTCTATCCCAAACTTGGTTTTCCAAATCCTAGCCTGTATGTTCCAAAATGGACTGTAATCCACAGAACTACTAAACACAATCTTATCAATTTTCATAATGATATTACCTGATTTACATTAGATCGGACAAACGCTTACAATGAACATGGATGCTCAATATCTTAGTCAAAGTGTCGTTGGATTTGTCTTTCACATAATACTGCTTTCTTCCAACATCATCAGTATTCGATACAAATGCCCATCGACTTGGTTCCTTGGCTATCATTTGATGGATTGTGTGGTGAGGAAACAAGCATCCAGGTGGATTTCCATTATCGCATCCTAGCAGATGTTGTCCTATGCTAGAAGGATCGAAAATTCCTCCTACTATCTTATGAAGATCTGAGTACCCGCCTCCACCAGACACCCAAGACGGCAATCTATTCAACTTGCTAAACCCAATTTGATTTGCAACATGCATCCAAATAAACATGTCTGTCAGAAGTTTTCCCTTTTCATCTCGCATCATTTTCCAAAAAGCATCGTTTATTTCAACCAAAGACTCATAATCCCTTATGAACATCATGCCTAAAATGAAAGCATTTGCTGCTTCAGCAGTTATTGCTGTCTTGTAGATGGATGCGAGTTTGTTTTCGATGCTATTCAATTCACAGAAGAGAAGAACATCATTATCGAAGGTAAACACATTTGTCAAATTGTGCTTCTTGATTACCTCTTCGATGTAAAAGTACCGAAAGGCACAAGACCTCGGAGTTGGATTGAAGTCATTTGCGAAGTAGTCCAACGAATGCAAATCATACCTTGGTGATAGATCCTTAAGCAGTTCTACATTCACATTCAATTCCGCAAACCTCTCTTTGTTGGGAACTGAATCGACATCATCAGTTATCATGTAAATTGGAACCGTTGGGTTCCACTTACGGATTTGCTGCAAACAACGCCATATGTGACTTCCCCAAGGATCATAGTACTTCTTTTCTTTGGGATTATACGAAGCCTTACCTGAGTGATATAGAACCACCGAACTCATTATATTTGCCTTTCTTTTACTAAGTTCATTTCCACATTTCCCAAGGAACCGACAAGTTGTTGAGGTCGGTGATTATGTGTCTCTGTCTGTTTTCGTAATCTTCGTTGATTGCCCATGCATGGAATTCAACAAACAACTTAGAAACTTTTCTGATCGAACCTGTTTTGATCAGTTTTTCTAGCACAGTAAATTCCGCGCCCTCTATGTCCATCTTTACTACTATATTTGGGGTGTACGCGCATGAGGAGTGCAGATTTTGCAGAAATTCATCAAAATCTATGGTTTCAACATAAACATCTCTGTCGTAGACTCCAACACCAGGATGCCAGAGATCTTCTGGCAACAGGGTAGAACCTGTACCATCATACTTGCTACTCAGAGGAGCGTAATGTTCCATTCTGAACCGCATCACGGAATTGGAATCCCAAACTGCTTTGTTGATCAAATCAGTCTTGTTAAATCTGTCAAGAAGTTTTCTATTTTCTGAAAGTGTTTGAAACGAAAGAGGGTTAGGCTCAAAGCAAGCCACTTTGAAGGTTTCATTTATGATTCCTTTGTCAAGAAATTCTTGCAGCCCTTCTCCGTGATGGGATCCGCAGTCTAAAAAGTAGTTAAAGGATTCCATGTTGCTTCATTTCACTCATGATATTTGTGTAGAAGTAAGAGAACACTCTTTCGGGAGTGTGATTTTTATTGTAATCATCCCAAGCCCTATCCGATTGTTCCTTGTACCTATCATTCTCTAGCAAAAACAGAATCTTTTCCTCCATGTCATGCATATCATATCGCATGACACAATACTCATTAAATGGTAAGTATTCAGAGTCTACTGAAAGTATCTCCAACTTCGGCATCACTATGGCTGTTTTGGTACTTGCCAACTGCCATATCCTTCCCTGATCATTAGAGTTACCAGGATATGCTAGTCCTATCTTGGATCGGTTTGTGATTTGCTTGAACTCGTCTGTTAAAGTTCCATTTCCAATTCCATACGAAAAAGAAACAAACCACTTAAGATGACTTAGTTTACCAGACATAAGTTCTTTGATCTTGTTGACAAAAGGAATTCTTCTTGGGTTTGTGTTCGTACCCAAGAAGCAGACATCGTAAACCTTTTGCTGAATAGTCTCATCATATAAAGATTCCATTGGGAAATGGATTGGATATCTCTTACATCGGTAAGGGTTAGGCGTATCTTTGGTGGTGTCCTTTTGGAAGATTAGGTTCGGTTCTTTATGAGTCCACTTCCTACCATCAGTAGCCTCATTGAAATCGGAGTCATCCATATAGACCAAGTAGTAGTCGTTCTTGATAGCATCAAGAATCCTATTCACGAAAGGATACATCCACGGATCGTGTAGATTGACAACAACACATTTATAATTGTGGGACGGAACAAAAGTCCTCACGGTATCTTCATCAACAAAGTCGCAACTATGTCCTTGAGAAGCAACATAGTCGTACATAGGAGACCACTCCAAACACATTTTCTTGTATCTAAGAAACAAAAAGTCTTTCATAGGCATTTCCTTATTTTCCTTATTTTTCCAAACATCAACAAAAGGACTTGGCATCATCGGAATCATGGAGCGGTTTACTTTGTCGGGATTTCCTATCCACGAACCATGCTGATAGCAGAAGTCCTTGATTGCCCAAATTTGTTCATCTGAGAGCATTATTCTAGAAGCCAAGTATCGTATCGGAGCATCACCCCATCTTTTGTAGTAGATGTTTTTGGATTCATCTAAGAATTTGAAGTATCGCTGATACTGTTCAGATCTGAAGAAATCCATGTCCATTATTTCAAAATTGGTGTAGAACATCTCCAGATTCCAGTCTTCGAGTTTCTTCATATCTGTGTTTTTTGCGACAAATTTTCTAGTCGTTTCAAGTAATCCTTTACAGACAAAAGCCTCATCCCGTTCCAACCTATCAACATAGGTGTATTTGTAACCATTTTCTTCCATCTTTAAGAAAGGATCAACCTCAACCGGAGAGAGGATGAACGAATCGGAGTCTAGCCTCCAACAGTACCTATAGTCTTTTAGTGCTTCGTGTTGAAAAATTGTTCCAGCCATAAGTCTGCACATATGTCTATAACCCATCCTAAACTGCGTTAGAGGAGGATCATAGAGAACAGAGTCATCTTCAACACCTATAGGAAGATCAAACTTCACTTTATGAATTTTCAATTCGGGGACATAACCCAAATCAGAGTGCAAAGCGACCATTAACGAAGAAATAGAAACAGCATCCAAATCATCGTGAAGGATCACCACAGGATATTTCGCCTTGTGGTTGAAATTGATGAACAAAAACTTGATGCTATGACGAAGAAGCCATAGATCGTTTTTTCTAGTCAGATAAAAGATTGCTGACTTACTCATACAAAACCCTTTACCTTCCTACTAGCATAAGTTTCCCTGTCCACACTCCATCCGATCTGCATATTGCGCTGCATCAGGGCATCTTGATTCTCTGCCCATTTATGGACGATTGGACGGCGGTCGATGTGGCGAAGGACTCCCAACTTCTCAAAGACTTCCGTTTGCTCATTGTCACACCACTCCGACTTGTATGCAGGGTGGTAGATGTAGCCAAAGCGATCATACAACTTGCGACCGATCACAGGTAGCGTGATCAGCGTCTTGAATCCCTCTGTTCCTTTTGCTTCAAGACGAGGATCGTTGTTGTAGTTCAACGCACCGTTCAGATCAGGGAACTCCCGCATCATGTCCTGTACGATGATGTCATCCCACCCCCGTTCAACAGGCTCCATGTCATCTGCTGTCGAAACAATGATGTCCCAATCTGTAGAGGGAACCATGCGATTGATGGCAGCAATTTTCCCCTCGCTATTGCCATAAGAGAAGGTGACATCGACAGTCCCCTTGATCTTGCTACTCATGAAGTAGCGCAAAGGGTTGTTGTTCATAGACGAATCGTCTATGTCCATAGTGACAACAACCGTGATCTTGTGCTTCCCCGATGCCATCTTGAGATAGGCATCCAAGTTGTTCATGAACTTGATTGGTCGGTGGCGAGTAGGATACTTAAGTAGAATGTGCATTGCGATTACCCCATACTTCTTTTCTTTTGTCTATACGAGAGATAGTATTATGATAGTCCACCAATCTTGGATCGATATACCAATCCTCAAAAAGATATCTTCTATGCAAATCTTCAATGTCTGCAAGGTCTCCTGCATTGTCAACAACCCGAATGTATCCCTTGGAGGAAAGGTAATTGAAGATTTCATTCTTGAATCCCTGTCCTTGGCAATATAGATTGTGTTCAATTGTTAATACTTTGAAAGTATATCCTGCTTCTATCAGGGAAGCCGTTGCTATCAAATCATATCCTTCTATATCTACTGATAGGTAATCAATGACTTTAGGCATATTGTGTTTAAACAGTATGTCGGACAGAGGTGTTGTTCCATTTGTTCCATCTCCTATGAAACAAGTTTCACATATACAAGTTCTGCCTCTTAATCTGTTTGGATCGGAATCTATAGCAATGCCTTTCCATCCTCTTCGTTCAAAAACAAGGCTATTGCTTGCAACCCAATCCCATTCAGGTTCTGTTCCTGCTCCGACATCGACAAAGAACCCGTCTTTCTGTAAAATTCCATTATCGCTCATCAATACAAGATCTGCAAATTGATCTTGCCAGGCTTGACTCCTGTAAGTTTCGCCGTTTACAATTACAGTATTAGGTGTATTGGTTGTTGACATATTGAATACTTTCAGATGTTGCATCGCTGAACCGATAGTAGTGCAGCACCTTATCTAGGTGCGTTTCGGAAGTGACATACGGCAGCATCCGTGAAATCCAATCAACATCTTCACCATATGACGAGGGACGGAACTTCACATTCTTTGCGATCTTCCTGTGCCAGAAACACATATGGTAAGGTGGGCGGCGAATCAAAGTCTGACCCGAACCGGCAACATACGGTTCAAGCGGATTGCCGACTCTGAAGTCAACCTTGAACTTGTCGTTGTTCACGGTGCAGTCCTGTTCAAATGTGATGACATCAGCAGGACGCTCCTGCATCGCCTTCTGTAGAGACACCAAGTAATCGTCCGCAACCCAATCGTCATCATCAAGGAAGCCAACCCACTTGCCACGCGAGATGTCAAGAAGAGACTGACGCTTCTCGCCAATGGTCATCGCCTTGTTGTCGGTCAGCGTAAGGATCTCAACACGATTCCCTACTGCATCCAACTGCTTCTCCAAATGCTTGTAGAGAGGAGTCCAATACTTCTCCACACGGCTCGGAATCGTCAAAATCAGGACGCTGAAATCAACTTCAGATGGTTGCATGGGCATTGATTTCGAAGTTCCTTTCCCTGCGAGAGTTGTAGTTCTGACCGTCTGCTGAATAGAACGATGGATGCTCATTTCGTGCATACAAGGCATCCACGCCGATGTCGATCCAGTAGTGCTTGATGATCACATTGTCGATGTAGACTGCCTTGTGCAGGATTCGACTGACATCGGTGAACTCGTTGTCGCAGAACACGCTCTTGTAGGATGGGTGATAGATGTATCCAAAGCGGTCGTAGTACTTCTTGCCCATGATGCAGAGCGTGTTCAGAGCCTCGCCCTTTCGACCATCGTTGTAGTGAAGAACGCCATCGTAGTCAGCGAAGTTCACAGCCATGTCTCGCATGATCGTTTCATCGTATCCTGCCTTCACGGGGATCATGTCATCGGAAGCAAGGAGGAGGACATCGAAGTCCCATCCCTTGTCCATGTCTGCATTCACGGCAGAAATCTTGGAATTTGAGTTGCCGTAGAACCACTTGACATTCTCACCTTGCTTGGAAAGCCAATTGTGCATTCCCTTGTTGTTCATGGCAGGATCATCGTGATCAAAGGACAGCACGAACTGCACATCGTGCATCCCCGAAAGCATGTTCTTGTAGAGACCGAATGTCTCCATGAAACGAGCCGGACGAGACCGACTCGGGAACTTAATCAGCAGTCTTTTCTTCTCCATTTGCGATCTCTGCCTCCTCCATGCCATACTTGAATTCCTTCGCGGCGGCGGCATCCATCGCCTTCAGGACTTCCTCGGTGAAATACTTCTCGGGGTTCTTGTTGATCTGCGACTCAAAGACGGTCTTGCCATCAGGGAGTTCGACCTTCGTGGAGTTCTTCTTGAAGACTCCGTGCTTGATTGCAAGTGGAACAAGACCGTAGTACTTGTCCAAGCCCTTGTCGAAGGTGAGGAGCGTGTCGATCATCTTGTTCTCGCGGGTCAGGCGACCCTTGTACAACTTGCAATGGATGATGTTGCCGACCACCTCGTTGTCAACCTTCTCCTTCTTCTTGGAGAGATAGACGATGGTGGAAGCGGCATACTTGAGACCCGTGCCGCCACCCATCTCCTTGGTGGGGACATAGGCTCCGATGACATCGTAGGTGTGGTTGGTGACGATGAGCGGGATGTTCAACTTGCCCAACTTGAGGGTCACGGTGCGGAACACCGACTTGATGACCTGCGAACGGGTCATGTCACGGACTTCCTTGCCCTCAAGACCATCGTTCATCTCCTTGCTTGTAGACAACATTCCGAGCGAGTCAAGGACGATCAACATCGGCTTCTGCTGCTCCTTGCCCAATTTGCCGTAACTGTCCAGGATCTGAAGCAACTGATGGCGGAACTGCTCAACGGTCGCAATCGGGAACACAGCCACGCGCCGTGCATCCAAGCCACGCTCGTTGATCATGTCGCTTGTGATTGCCTGTTCGGAGTCGAAGTAGAGGACTGCGCCTTCGGGCTTGTCCTGCAAGAACTGCCGTGCAATGCCAAGAGCGAAGTAAGTCTTGCCTGTGGCAGACTCACCCGCGATTCCTAGGATCTTGTTGTCAGGCATTCCGCCGTGGATGCTTCCCGACAGGAGCGCATTGAACGAGTAGGAACCCGTGTCAACGAAGCCAGAGATGTCTGACTCCAACCCGTCCACGGCTAGGGATGCGTACTCGTTGCCAGAATCCTTGAGAATGCTCTTCAGAAAGTTGCTCATAGTGTAGACCTCAATGGTAGTTAGGGGAGATTATAGCGTCAATGAATGCCCAATGCAACAATATGCTGGCAATAAACGCGAAGACAGTTCATGTGGGCGATGCGGCGAATCTTTTCAGGAATCTGCATCTGTGGATTTGCATTTGTCTCAATGCAGATGACTTCGGGGATTTCCCTTCCGTGCAGGAAATGTTCAAATGAGTCCTTCTTGTGACTTGTCAAAATAGGCTCATCGCTGACATCCATCCATTGCTTCAATTCCTCAACGATGGTGTACATGAATTCCTGCTCGTCCCCCTCGTAGTAGACATACGCACCGCCCTCAATGTCCCTTGGGTCTTCATGCATGGTGTAATAGCCATTCCTTGCAAGACGCAGGACAAAATCCAAATTGTCCAACAAACCTTGGATCTCGGAGGATGGCTCACCGACATTATTTAACATTCTCTGATGTTCGGAACCCAATGCATTCGGGTCTTGACCCTTGGTGTTGCCTCTCATGCCCATGTGGTTTGAGGAAGCGGAGGCAAGCGGAATGTAGGAAATATCAAGGTGATTGGAGAAGAACTTTGCATCGCTGTAGGAAACGAAGTCCATCAATCCAAGCGTTGCGCCCTGCTCGTCCCCGTGCCATCCCGCTGCCACAAGGATCGATGGCTTGCTGTTGTTCATCTTCATCGGATGAAAGATGGCTACCTCACCCGCATCCGTTCGCGTATAGCCGTTGGGAAGACGGCTTGCGAACTCTGCGAGATACTTCTCTTGGTTGTGTCGTAGGAATGAGTCTATCATGCAAACAGGTCTTCCAAGGTGCTTACCTTCTCCATGTGCCAACCGATGCAGTCAAGGATCTTCTTCAGGGGATTCACGAAGTTCACCTCAAACTGCGCGTCATAGTCTATGTATTTGTCCAAGCCCAACTCTGGCGGAATGACGGTTGCGAAACCGATCACGGTCTGCCGAATTGGATTCGGGGTCTTGAGCGGGATGAACTTGATCTTGTCGCCTTCCATGATGAGCGGATACTTCTTGGCAACGCCCTTCTCCTTGATCATGTGGTTGAAGATGAGCGCAGCCTTCACCGACTGCGGCGTTGACTTTCGGTAGATTGCGGCAGAATCACGATACTTGGACAACTTCTTGCAGGAGCGAGGGGACGCTGCTTCCTGCACGGGAAGGCTCTTGAACCTCTCCCTGAATGCGGCAACATAGTCGATCAACTCCTCTTCGGTGCCGTTCATGATGGTGCGAATGCACTCCTTCAGCGAATCGCGGATCACCTGTGGCGTTGAGGAGCGGGAGGTTTCGATGCCCATGATCTTCAGGTCGGGCTTGTCAAGGAGGACATTCTCCTCGCCCATGTAGACATTCAGCATGTACCGCTTCTTGGCGGTCCAAATGCCCTGCGAAGCGATTGCCTCGCGCTTCATGTGCATCTTCTGGCTGTAGGCGTTCTGCTGCTCTGCGAGATTCTTGTACTGCTTGTCAATGAACGGCTGAATCACATCGTTGCAGAACTTGTCGAGGAACTTGGTGATCTTCTGCTTGTCGGTCTCCTTGGGCATCACCATCTCAACGAGTTTGCCAAGGCGCAGATACACCGAGTCCGTGTCGGAAGCGATAACGAAGTCGATGCCCTTCGTCTTCAGGCTCTTGTTCAGGAACTCGTTCAGGTGGTTTTCGATCCAACGAATCGACAACTGACCCGACACCGTGATGGCTTCCGCGATCTCCTCATCGTAGTAGCGGAAGTACTCGTTGCCGCAAGCACCGAATGCGGAGTTCAACTGAA